CCCGCCCCGCTGGCGGCTCTGCTGCCATTCCCTTTGGCGCGCCCCTTAAGTACGACGGCACATCCGTGGTGCAGATGGGTGCCAGCGCCACCGCTGCCGAGTTTGTCGGCGTGGCTGGCCGCGAAATCAAGAGCTCCCTGACCTACCTGGAGCAGACCCCGGGCCAGTACAATCCCGGCGACCCTGTGAGCGTGTTCCAGCGCGGCAGCATTCAGGTATATTGCCAGCGCGGAACTCCCGCACTGGGCGGCGCGGTGCATGTGCGCATCACCGCCAACGGCTCCTACGAGACCGCCGTTGTGGGAGGCTTCGAGGCCGAGGCTGACAGCTCCAATACCGTGCAGCTGACCAACTGCCAGTGGGGCGGCCCCCCTGATGCCAACGGCATTGCAGAACTGGTCATCCTGACCCGGCTGAACGCCTGATAAGGAGGAAAGCAAATGAACAAATTTCAGAATGTCGGCACTATCAATGCTGGTGTCGTGAAGTTTACCGGTGCCGCCCCGGCCATGGGAATGGCCGGAGTTCCCACCATGGATGCGGCCGGTATTGCATCCGGCGGTGCATTCCTGGTGTCCGAGCTGGAAAAGCGGGACCCCATGATTCGCAAGCCCCTGACCTCTGTGACCTATCCCCGTGATGTTGTCATCCAGACCGGCGGCGGCTGGGTGGACTATGTGTCCGCTATGAGCGTGGCCTATGGCATTACCGGCGGTTCCGGCGCGTCTCCCGTGCAGGCCGGCGGATCCAATGGCATCCCCACCGTGCAGGCCAGCGTAGACAAGGGCATTTATTCCGCCCATGTGTTTGCCGTGGCTCTGCGGGTAATGTTCCAGGACATGCAGCGCGCCAACTTCATCGGCCGGTCTCTGGATCAGTTGCTGCAGGACGGCGTCCGCATGGCATACGACAAGCACCAGGATCAGAACGTGTACACCGGCATCCCTGAGTACAACACCACCGGCCTGGTGAACAACCCCAACGCTACCGCTTCCTCCGTGGCTGACGGCACCAGCGGTAACGGGAACTGGGCCACCAAGACCCCCGCTGAGATTCTGGCGGACGTCAACACCGCCTTGACTACCACCTGGGCACAGGCCGGCTATGACACTGACGCTCTTCCCAACCACATCCTGCTGCCCTATGAGGAATACACCTACATCCTGAACACCCCCGTTTCTGACTTGGCGACCAAGTCCATCTATGACTACATCATGGAGAACAACATCACCAACAAGAACGGAGGCGACCTGTTCATCGGTGCAACCATCTGGTGCAAGGGTGCCGGCACTTCCGGCACTGACCGCATGGTGGTGTATGTCAACCATGAGCGGTTCCTCAAGCTCGATGAGCTGGTGCCCATGTCCCGCATCATGTCCGCTCCCAACGTGGCCAATGTGTGCTATGACACCGCCTACATGGCCAACACTTCCGAGCTGGAGGTCATGTACCCCCAGACCATCACGTATTGGGACCACATCGGCGGAGATACCTGATCGGAGGAAATGACAGATGGTGATTATGACAAAACAGGCGGTCCTGTTTTTGGACCGCAAGACCGGCGCTGAGTTCCGGGCCCCCAACGGTTTCATCGGCAAGTGCCCTGACTGGGTGTGCAAGACCCGGCAGTTCAAGGAAATGGTGGCAGACGGCATGATTGTGGCATCTGACACCACAAAGGACAAGGATCTGGCTGCTGCTGAAAAGAAGGCCGGAAAGGGCAAGGGAAAGGGCAGCAAGAAGACCGACGCTGCCCACGAAGCCGACGGGGATTCCCTGGAAGATGGCGAAGCTGGGCCTGATCCCTTGTCCGAAGTCCCCGAGGAAAAGGCCGAGGAATAAGAGAGGAGGTGCTGCGGGATGTTCTTTTTTGGAAACCCCCAATTTTACGGCGTCCGGGCTGCTGCCGCCAATATCGGCCAATCCCATGGAAACTATACGGCGGAGATGTTCCAGGAGGACTTCCCGCAGTTCTTTACCGCAGGTACCGAGGAATCCCCGGCCACTTGCCTGGTTCCATCCACCATGCTGACGGAAATTATTAACATGGCAAACGCCTGCATCCAGCCGGACAAGTGGCTGGAATCCTGGCGCTATGCTGTGGGCCTCTACGTGGCGCACTACTCCACGCTGTATCTGCGCACCTACTCCCCCAGCAATGCCACACCCCAGCAGGCGGCAGCCTCCGGGGCACTGGTGGGCGTGGTCAAGTCCGCCACCCTGGGCGACAGTTCTGTGTCCTATGACACCACAGCTGTGACCAAAGGCACCGAGGACTGGGGCGACCTGAACAGCACCACCTACGGGCAGATGCTGGCAAACCGGGCGAAGCTGGTTGGACTGGGCGGCAGCTATGTGATTTGAGGTGTAGGTCATGAACTTTTCGGACTGGTACACGGACACCGTGGACATCTGGCGGGTCGTTCCCACCACCACAAACGGGCTGACGTCCTACACGCTGACAGAGCTTTATACAGGCATTCCGTGCCGGATTTATCAAAGCGATAACCAGCCCATCAACATGGAGCAGACAGCAGCCCACGTTAAGCAGGCCGACCGACTTATGTGCGATGTCGCAACAGACATCAAGGCGGGAGATCAGCTGATTATCCACCGAGGTGCAGGACTGGGGCATACAGTTCCGGAAATACGAGCTTTTGCCGCAGATCCAAACCTCTATTTTGAGCCGTTTGGCGCCGTTCTCCCGGGACTGGCGCACATGGAAGTCCGCCTGCTGCAGCAGGAGATTACCTGATAGGGGGTGCTGCAATGACCCTAGAAGAGCGGTACAAGCAGCTGCAAAAGCTGTCCCCGGAGCTGGAAAAACGGATCTCCGGTGCTGCCAGAGACGCCACCCTGCGGGCAATCGAAAAAGCCACAGAGCTGACACCCCCTACACAGGGAGACATGCGCGGAACCAACACCCGCAGCGGAGAAATGAAACAGCACTGGGCCACAGACAGCGACCCCACGCCCAAACGGTCCGGCGACACGCTCAAAACGGTGCTTGCAAATGATAAGCAGTATGCCTCATATGTCAACGACGGGCACCGCATGGACCGGCACTTTGTCCCCGGACTGTATGTCAACCCATCGTCCGGGATGCTGGAATATGACCCCAGCAAAAACGTGGGAATTGTCGTGGGAACGAAAACCCAGTACGTCCCCGGGCTGTACATGGCGGACGCGGCAAAAAAGGTCTATCAGGAAACGGTAAAGGCAGAGCTGGACAAAATCCCGGAGGTGTTCAAGTGAATTTTACAATTTCAACGGTTGCGCAATCACTTGCCTCCTACCTGTCCCCGTCGTTCCCTGGTGTTACTTTCATCCAGAATCCCACGCAGCAGAACGCGGACCCGCCCTGCATGTTTCTCCAGCAGCGGTACAGCTCCATCAAGGTAAAGACATCCGGGCGGTTCCTGCGGGAAATCGGGCTGGATCTGGTGTATCGGGAACGGTACAACCTGCCCAACCTACAAGAGCTGTACCAGACAGCAGCGGAACAGCTGGATTTGCTGATGGAGACATTTCCCTATTCCGACGGAACCACAGCAGGGACGTCCCTGCTGCGCACCTATGAGCGGGAATGGAACATCGACCTGGACGCCATGCACTACAAGTTCGAGCTGCATGTGCGGGTTGAGGTGCCCAAAACCATCACACCCATGGAGACTATGAACTATTCGGAGGACGTAACAAATGGCAGCTAAGAAATTCACCCGGGATGCCCTGTTGCGGGCCCCCGAGTTTCAGAAGTACCAGCGAGATTTCCTTGCAGCGGTGCTGAACAAAGACGAATACACACTTGCTGAGGCCCGAAAAGCGGTCAAGGCATTTTTTGAAAAGGAGTGATCTAAATGCCCGGCGGAACCTGGAACAGTCAGAATAAAGTTCTTCCCGGCGTCTATATCCGCTTCAAGACGGGGCAGGCCCTGGGCCTCACCGTAGGCGAGCGGGGCACGGTGACCATCTGTGAGCCTATGAGCTGGGGGCCTGTCGGACAGGTCACCCCTGTCACCCTGACCACGGATGTGACGCCCATTACCGGCTATGACATTACCGACCCTCACAATCAGTTCCTTCAGGAGATGTTTAAGGGCACCAACCGCACCAGCGCCCCCACCACTATTCTCCTGTACCGCCCCACCGCATCCGGTTCCGCGAAGGCCACGGTTACCACTGGCCAGCTGACGGCGACCGCACTTTATCCCGGCGCCAGGGGAAATGACATCACCATTGTGGTGACGGAGCTGACGGACCCAGAAAGCACGTTCACGGTCTCCACTGTGGTGGATGGCGCAATCGTGGATCAGCAGACCGCCGCAGAGGTCACCGACCTGGTGAGCAACGCCTGGGTGACGTTCTCCGGATCCGGCGCACTGACGGCTAACACCGGCGCGGCCCTGACCGGTGGACAGGACGGCACGGTGCAGAGCGCGGCCTATTCCACCTATTTGACCGCCATTGAGCCCTATGATTTTGACATCATGGTGTATGACGGCCAGGACAGCACGGTGCAGACTGCGCTTCTGTCTTTTATCGAGCGGGTGAATGACAACAACGGCCAGTATTGCCAGCTGGTGGCATCCGGTCTCAGCAACCCCAACAGCCGCTATGTCATCAACGTCAATTCCCCCGTTACCCTGTCTGACGGAACGGAGCTGACTCCGCAGCAGGTGACCTGGTGGGCCGGCGGTGCTCAGGCGGGTGCCATGTACAACCAGAGCCTTACATACGCCCAGTACCCCGGAGCGGTGTCTACCGTCATGTGGACTGTGGACGAATATGCCAACCAGATCCAGGCCGGCAACTTTGTCCTGTTTGCAGAGGACGGCGTGGTGAAGGTGATGCAGGACATCAACACCCTCACCACCTACACCGAAGATATTGGCCAGGTGTACAGCAAAAACCGCGTCATGCGGCTTTGCAACACCATTGCCAACGACATTTTCCAGCAGTTCTCCGCCAACTTCATCGGCGTGGTCAACAACAACGAGCAGGGCCGGGCCAGGTTCCAGGCCGCCATCGTTGGATATCTCCAGCAGATCCAGGACAACCAGGGCATTCAGAACTTTGCGTCTGATGACGTGGAGGTGCTCCCCGGCACTGCGATTGATGCCATTGTGGTGAATGTCGCCATCCAGGCCGTGGATTCCGTGGAGAAAATTTACATGACCGTAGAGGTCTCCTAAGGAGGTGCACTGATGAGCTATTTACTCGAGCGAGATACTGTAAACGGTGCACTTGGCACCATCTATGTGACCCGAGACGGGCAGAATGTGGAAGTTGTCGGATTTAAGAACATCCAGACCACTGCAAGCATTCAGTCTCAGGACATGCGGACGATCGGCACCACCCGCGTGCAGGATAAGCCCAACGGAGCCAAGCAGACCGGAAAGGGCAATGTCTACTATGGTTCCAACGGTTCCAACATGTTCCGGGACATGGTGCTGAACTACATCAATAACGGCGTGACGGAGTATTTCGACATCCAGATCAACAACACGGACCCGTCCACCAGCATCGGAAATCAGATTGCGGCCTATTACGGCTGCCACCTGACCGGTGACATCCCACTGTCCATCCTGGACGATGAGCAGTCCATGCTCAACTACGATTTCAACTTTGCCTACACCCGGGTGGCGTTTGTCCAGAAATTCACCGACCCCACCAACGTGGGCCAGTAAGGAGAAAGTATGAGCACTCTGTATTCTTTTCTGCATCCCGTGAAAACCACCGTGGAAAAAGAGGTCATTATCTCTGACCGATTTGTCCAGATGGATGAAAAGGGGAATCCCATCCTGGATGAGAATGGAAAAATCATTCCCGTCCCGTTCAAGATCCGGGCACTGAGCCAGGAAGAAAACGACACCCTCATCAAGAAATCCACAAAAGTGGAAGTCAAAAACGGACAGCGCCTGGAATATCTGGATGCCACCGACTACTCCCATCGCATTGTGGTGGCTTCCACCATTGAGCCGGACTTCTCCAGCAAAGAGATGTGTGACGCCTACGGCGTGGTGTCTCCCCTGCTGGTGCCTGTGAAGATGCTGAACGTGGGAGAGTACAACCGCCTTGCGGCTGAAATTCAGGCGCTTTCCAACATTGACGCAGAGCAAGACGGAGAAGCAGAAAAAAACTGATTGACGGGGGCCCTCTGGATGAGGAAATGCTGGCAGCCTATTACTGTTTTACCAATCTGGGGTGGCCCCCGTCTCAGTTTGCAAGCCTCCCGTATTATGAGCGCCGGCTGGTGACCCTTTTTGTTTTCCGGGATCTTATTTCCAGAAAACGGGCAGAAGATAAAGCAAAATCCAATGTAAAGGGGTGAGACTGTGGCACAAATCCGAGAAGAGCTGATACTGGTTGACAAGTTTACAGCTGCGTTTACCAGTTATTTGCAAAACACGGGCAAAGCAGCTCAGGCCACAGAGCTTGCAAAGCAACAGGCCAGGCAGTATTCCCAGGAGCAAAAAAATCTTGCAAGTTCTACCGATTCGCTTACCAGCAAAATCAGGGGCCTTGTAGGGGCCTATGCCGGTTTCCAGGGACTGTCTGCTCTGTTCTCCCTGTCTGACACCATGACCCAGACCACAGCACGGCTGGACATGATGAACGATGGTTTGCAGACCATGGCAGAACTGAACCAGATGATCTATGAGAGTGCCCAGCGCTCCCGTGGCTCGTATCAGGCCACCGCCGACATGGTAGCAAAGCTGGGCACTCTGGCCGGCGACGCGTTCAACAGTTCTCGGGAGCTGGTGGATTTTGCCGAACAGCTGAACAAGCAAATCACCCTGTCCGGTGCATCCACTCAGGCAGCAGATGCAGCTATGCTGCAGCTTACCCAGGCCATGTCCTCCGGTGTTCTGCGTGGTGAAGAACTAAACTCTATTCTCGAGCAAACTCCCACCATTGCGCAGGCTATTGCAAATTACATGGGCGTGTCCACCGGCGTCATGCGGGAAATGGCATCCGAGGGAGCAATTACGGCAGAGGTGGTCAAAAATGCTTTGTTTGATGCTGCAGAGGAAACTAACGCCAAGTTTGAGCAAATGCCCATGACCTGGGGGCAGGTGTGGACGTCGTTCAAAAACACCGCCACTATGGCCCTCCAGCCGGTGCTGAACGGGATTAACTGGGCGGCCAACAACCTGGACATTCTGATTCCCATTGTGGCAACTGCCGGAGCGGCGTTTGGTATTTTCCTCTTGGCAGCCAACTGGACAAACATCTGCACAGCGGCTACAAACGCGCTGACTACCGCGCAAAATATGCTCAATGCGGCTATGGCTACCGGGTGGGGCATTCCCCTGATCGCCATTGTGGCCGTAATTGGTGCCGTTTATCTGTTGGTTGCAGCTTATAACAACCTGACTGGTTCCAGCGTTTCTGCAACGGGTGTCATTGCCGGCGCATTCTTGTCCCTGGGTGCATTCATCATCAATGGTACAGTCATTCCAATTATGAATATGTTTGCAGCTGCCGGAAATTTTGTGATGAACGTTTTCAATAATCCTGTGGCAGCCGTTGAGGCCCGTTTTCTTGACATGGTAACTACCGTGTTAGGCATGGGCTCCAACCTAGCCCACGGTATCGAAAATGTGCTGAACATGATCCCCGGAGTGGAGGTTGACATTGCCTCCGGGCTTGATGGTATCTACAACAAGGTCAAGCAGAAATCCCAGTCCGTCAAGGACAATTCCGGCTGGACTGAGTATTTCCCGACCATTGAAAACATTGACCTCTCGAAAGCCTATTCCAAGGGGTACAACTGGGGCAGCAATCTGTTTTCCGGTTCCAGCTATTCTGCGCCGTCGTATTCTTCCTCTACCATCCCCACATATGACCAGGTGGGTGGGATTGCGGACAGCGTGTCCAGCATCCAGAAGTCTGTGCAGATGACGGACGAAGATCTGAAATCCCTGGTGGACATTGCAGAGCGGCGATACGTTAACAACATCAATTTGACATCTCAGGCCCCGGTAATCAATGTTACCGGGCAGAACACCGGAAACACGCAGGCAGACAGGATGAACCTAGCCAACACCCTGCGGGACATTCTGGTGCAGCAAGTGGCATCCGGCAGCGTCCAGACCACCGCAAAAGCATTTTAAAGGAGGCGGACCACATGGCCAACAATTTCGGGCTGTTTTTCACCCGGGACGGGCAGGTGATCCGCCTTCCCGTTAATCCGGAGCAGCTGCCAGTGGAAAAAGACAACGCAAATGACGACTACAACGTGTTGGGCATCGGCCCCATCATGGTGCCCCGGATTCCCAAGCAGCGGGTTGTTACCATCTCCAGCTTTTTCCCTGGGCGTGTTTTCCCCGGAATCCTGACCTCAAACGGATTCCAGCCGCCGGAGTTTTACATTAATTTTTTCAACTCCGCCATGAATGAAAAAGCGGTCATCCTCTACACCCCGGTGCGTTACTACGAAAACGGTGAACCGTTCATGCAGAGCGACACCGGCTTTCAAGTGCTGGTGACGTCTTTCACCTACACGGAAAAGGGCGGCGAAACCGGCGATTTCTACTACGACCTGGAGCTGACGGAGTACCGGGACTACTCTCCGCAAACCATGCAGATCCAGACGCCGGCCACATCCACCAGCCCGGCCACCGTGAGTACGGAGAAGCAGCGGGATATTCCGCAGGGGCAGATCGTGGTGGGCTCCACCTGTATTGCAAACGGGCAATACTGCTACACCTCATACGGCGACGGCCCGTTTGGAACCGCAAACGGGCAGCGGGTGGTGGTTTCCCGCATTGTAGACGGTTCCCGCCCTGACTGTGTGCACATCACGACGGAAGACGGTTCCCCGCTGGGCTGGCTGCCTAAATCTGCATTGCAGGTGGTGAGCAGCACATGAAAACAGAGCTTTTGATTGCCAACAAGCGCAGCGGGAAAATCTGGGAATGCTCCAACTGCGTGGAGGAGGCCACCTGGACCACCAACCGCACCGGCAATCCCGGAAAATTCGAGTTCACGCTCATCAAGGCCGGAGACATTGCTTTCCTGGAGGGCGACATTGTGCGATTCTCCGTAGACGGCCAGCTGCAATTTTACGGCTGGGTGTTTACCAAGGTCAAAGACCGGTGGGGCGTCATCAATGTCACTTGCTATGACAGACTGCGGTATTTCAAGGCGAACGCGTCTTATGCGTTCTACGACCTGACAGTGGGCCAGATGATCCAGCAGATTGCCGGAGACCTGCAGGTGGACGTGGGACAAATAGACGATACCGGCTATGCACTCCCCAGCTACATCAAGCAGGACACCGGATGCCTGGACATCATCGGCGGCGCGGTGCAGCAGACGCTTTTGAACACCGGGAAAATCTATGTCTTTTTTGATGACGGCAACGGCGTGGCACTCCGAGAAGCCGGCAGCATGATCTCCAATGTGGTGATCGGTGACAAATCTCTGCTAACGGATTACAGCTATAAAACCGACATCGACAGCCAGACGTACAACTACATCAAGCTGGCTCGGCCAAACGAAAGCACCGGCCTGTGGGAAACCTTTGTGGCTGAGGACAGCAACAACATTGCCCAGTGGGGCCTTTTGCAGCTCTATCAGACCGTGGATGAGGACATGAACGACGCTCAGATTCAGGCGCAGGCACAAGCGTCCCTGGCATATTACAACCAGCGGATGAGGACGCTGACCGTGCAATCCATGGGCGTCCCCGGCCTCCGGGCAGGGCAAATGGTGCTGATGAAAGTCCAGGGCCTGGGAGACATCGACCTTGACCAATATGTGCTGCTGGAAAAAGTCACACACACCTGGAAAAACGATCTTCACACCATGGAGTTTGACACCCTGGCGATTTGAGGAGGCCAGAATGGAACTGAAAGATATCCTCCAACAGATGATGCAGGAAAGCATGAAGTCCGCCCAGCTGACTGATTTGCAGGTTGGAACAGTGACATCCGCCTCCCCGCTGGAAGTGACGATAAATCCCGCTATGGCCCCGCTTCGGGCCGGGGTGCTGTATTTGTCATCCGCCGTGGTGGAAAAAAAGATTCCTGTTGTGCAGCACACCCACACCGTCACCGTGCAGGACACCTACACCGGCGGCGGCACGGCTACCTGTTCCACTGAGCTTTCCAACATCGTGTGCATTGAAAACGGGACACAGCTCCCAGTTGAAAATGGCTATATCATTCTGAACCGTGCCCTGGAAACAGGAGATAAAGTCCTGCTTCTACGAGTGCAGAACGGTCAGAAATTTATCATACTATCCCGAGTTTTTGAGGAGGCGAGCTGATGGCAGTATTACCGCAGGCAGGAGCCGCCGACATCACCGCCGGCGTGACCTTTATCCAGCAGCCGTCCCTCACATGGTACATCAACAAGGATTCCAACCGCATTGTGGGAGAAGTGGACGGCCTGGAGGCTGTCCGGCAGGCGGTGGAGATCATCCTGAACGTGGAGCGGTTCCGCTGGCAAATCTACTCTCCCAACAGCGGCATGCAGTGGGATGGCCTCATCGGCCAAGATCCCGGGTATGTGGCATCCGAAGTGCAGCGCCGCATGCTGGACGCTCTGAGCGTAGACGACCGGGTGCGCGGTATCTCAAATTTTGAGTACACCATGGACGGAAGCACCATGACCTGCTCCGTTACCGTGAATACCGTTTACGGCGAAACGCAGACCACCGTGGAGGTGAACTTGACGTGATTGATTTGACCACACAGACCTATGCCAATATCCGAGCGGCCATGCTCCAGCAAGTCCCTGACACCTACGACAAGCGAGACACGGCCCCCATTCCAACGGCACTTTCCCCGGCGGCCTATGTCCTGGCCGGATTCTATCTGACGCTGAACCAGGTACAGCAGCAGGCGTTTGTGCAGACCGCTGTGGGCGATTCCCTGGACATGCTGGCAGTCCTTGGCAACATCACCCGGTACCCGGCTTCCCCCGCGGTTCGCCTGGGTATTTTCAATGCGGATGTTCCCATCGGGGCCCGCTTCTCCACGCTGAACGGTGCCAACTCCATCAACTTTGTGGTGACATCTCAAGTGCCGGATGAAGTGTACCAGTACCAGTTGACCGCCGAGACCCCGGGCACCATCGGAAACGACTACACTGGGCCCATCGTTCCCATCACCACTATCCCCGGGCTGACCTCCGCCCAGATCACGGACATTCTGGTGCCCGGAGACGACACGGAGACCGACGATGAGTTTCGGGCCCGACTGATTACCGCCCTGACGGAAAAGCCCTTTGCCGGCAACATTGCGGCATACAAGTCCGACATCATGGCCATTGACGGCGTGGGTGCTGTGCAGGTGTGGCCCACCTGGAACGGCGGCGGCACGGTAAAATGCTCCGTGCTGGGGGCAGACTGGCTGCCCGCATCCTCTGAGCTGGTGCAGCAGATCCAAACCGCCATTGACCCGCCCACCCAGGGCATGGGTTTGGGGCTGGCCCCCATCGGCGCACAGGTCACCATCGTGGCCCCCACGGAGCTGACGGTGAACGTCTCCGCCACGCTGACACTGTCCCCCGGGTATGAGATCGGGCAGGTACAGGCAGGAGTGGAGGCGGCCATTGAGGCTTACATGGAAACCGTCCGGCAGGGCTGGGCCACGCAGATGGGCACTACGGCCGTGGAGTATCAGGCCAATGTCTATGTGGCCCGGGTGACCGCCGCAATCCTGACGGTCACCGGTGTGGTCAACGCCACCAACGTGCAGCTGAACAGCGGCACGGCCGACCTGATTTTGACAGAAACCGGCACCACCCAGCAGGTGCCCGTAACGGGGACGGTGACGCTGACATGAATGTTTTGGAGCTTGACGATGAGATGTTGTCCCTTTTGCCTCCGTGGTATCGGGAGGTCCTGGACTACCAGCAAATCTGCCAGACTGAGCAAGGCCAGTTTGAAGCGCTGGCACAGGAGATCACCGCGGTGGCGCAGAACTTCTTCTTTCAGACCATGGACGCGGGGGCGGTGTCGCAGTGGGAGCAGATTTTAGGTATCATCCCCAACCCCGCCACAGAAACCCTGGCATTCCGGCAGGCCCGGCTCATCAACCGGATTTCCACCCGTCCCCCGTTTACCATCCAGTTTCTGTATCAGAAACTGGATGAGCTGATCGGCCCCGGGCAGTGGTCCGTCAACATGGACTATCCCAACTATACCCTGTATATCAAGTCCTACGCGCAGGATCAGAGCTATGCCACAGAGTTGTCTATTACCATCGGGAAAATCAAGCCCGCCCACATCGTTTATGTCAATTCTCCCTATGTTGAAACCGGGCTGTCTGTGACAGAGCAGATTTCCAATTCCTCCCGCACATGGAACTATGTTATGAGCGCGTGGTCACTGGGCGACCTGCCTTTTGCCACCGACGCACAGATTGGAGTGGTCAAAATGGCGTCAACCCCCTCTGTCCAGCCTGCATTGCTGGAAGATACCGCAAATTTTATTTCCACAGACGTGGCGGCGGCCCGCCTGAACGGCTCCTTTATGGTTACCGCTTTGAGCAAAAACGTGAGTGGGAACACCCTGACCATCACCTACACCGTCCAGCCGTCGCAGGTTGAATCCATCACTCTGATTGAGCTGCTGGACGCATACGGAAATGTGCTGACGTCTTCCACCTGCTACGTCCCGGTAACCACTACGCAGGTGCTGGAACACTCCATTCCCGTCACCGAAGGAGGGACAAACAATGGCTAATGTGATTCTTCCGGCCGACCTGCCAACCGACTGGGCTGGCGGCATGATCGTGGCCCCCAACGGGGCGGACGCCGGACTTTCTACGCAGTACGGATATAACTATTTGATGGCCGCGGTAAATGCCGCACAGCAGGCCGCCAACGACCTGGGCAACGCCGGACTTACCGCCGGGGCCTATCAGGTATTTTATAACGGGGGTGGTAATTGATGGCAACGCAGCTTGGTAACATGGCGGTAGGCAGCATCGTCTATCTCAACGAAAACGGCTCTCCCGTTCCTTACCTGATCGTGCACCAGGGCTTGCCGTCCTCCATATATGACGCGTCTTGCAACGGGACGTGGATGTTGCGCCAAAACATCGTAGAGAATCAATCTTGGAGTTCTAATAATGTTAATAAATTAGAACAGTCCAACATTCAAAGCTGGCTTAACTCTTCCATGCTTAGCAAATATGATTCCAATATACAAAACGTTATTAAGCAAGTAAAAATTCCATATCGTCAAAATGGAGGATTGGGAGGAATTGACCGTACCGGATCAAACGGATTGACTTGTAAAATTTTTTTGCTATCCGGTTATGAAGTTGGATGGAGCTCCAGCAATACTCCATCTATACCGATAGACGGTGCAAAACTTTCATATTTTCTTTCCGGTTTATCGGCTTCTGCTAGAACAAAAAGAATTGCATATTTTAATAGTAACGCAACATTTTGGTGGTTGCGTTCTCCTGACATTGATTTTACAGATTATGTGTGGGCAATAGGTTCTTCAGGATATCAAAACGATATTTTTGCGAGTGATCAAATCGGAACTCGCCCTGCTTTTATTATGCCCACAAATTTGATTGTGGACGATTCAAGTAATGTAACCGCAAACGCTGTTCCTGATCCTCCCGCATCCATCACCGTTCCCACTTCTTCCATTCCGGCTGGTTCCTCCATTGCTGTGTCTTGGCCCGCTGTCTCCGGTGCGACTTCCTACACCCTCCAGCGCTCTGTCAACGGCGGCAGCTGGCAGACAGTGCAGAACAACGCCAGCACCAGCTTTTCCGATGTGGCACAGGCCACATGGACGCAGGTGCAGTATCAGGTGTGCGCCACGGCTTACGGCTTTAACAGCGCCTTTGCTGTGTCCTCTGTGGTGACCATCTTGCCCTATACCATCACGTCCTTTACCGTGCCCAGCCTCATCATGGAGGGCCAGAGCATCCCCCTGTCGTGGTCTCCCGTCACCAGCGCCACGGACTACATTCTGGAGCGCAACGCCGATTCCGGCGGCTGGACGCAGATTTATCAGGGCCCGAACACCAGCTTTACGGACACCCCGGGCGACTGGACGTCCGTGCAGTATCAGGTGAAAGCCGGTGCCGCAGGCGTGTACGGTGCGTACTATACAAGCGCCGCCATCCCGGTGATCTCCGCCTCTGCTCTGGTGATCTCCGGCACTGACAGCGACCTTGGCACCCTGACGGCAGATGTGCCCTATACCGTGTCCACAGACACCGGCAACAGTATTTCCCTGACCCGCAAGGTAAATGGCATTGTGGTAGCCACCCTGACGGTGCAGAGCGGTTTTGCATACACCATCCCCGTGATGGACCTGCCCACCGGCTCAGGTACCATCGAGATTGACGCCACGGTGCAAACTTCCTCTGGCGGCCAGGTAAGCGCTACGCGGACGTGGACATACACCAAAACGGCCATCACATTCCCCAGATCTGGCGGCGTGGCTCCTCTGACACTCAATAACCAGAATGTTTTCCCGGAATCCATTGCAGAGGCCGTGAGAGTGCCCACAGTCTGGGGCGGTTCTCTGGACAAAGCCCTGGAGCTGCTGCTGCCGGTCATCAATGCGGCGGTCATCTCCGTGGGCACCTACGTGGGTACCGGAACCTTTGGCGCAGACAACCCCAACACCCTGACGATTTCTCCCGCCCCGCAGGTGGTGACCATTTACGGCGCTGGCCAAACGCTGGTGATCTCCAGCAAAGACACCAGCTCCCCGGCGTACATTGACGGCACTACGGTGAAGTGGTACAGCACCGTCAGCGCGGCGGAGCAAATGAACACCGACGGCGTCACATATTCCTATGTGGCGGTTGCGAAAGGAGTAACGGCATGATTTACATTGACAGCACCCCCAACCCCTCCGGGGCTTACCCGGGGGGCAAGAATCAGCCGTTTCCCGGCTGCATCCCGCTGACGGACGAACAGGCTGCCATTTTCCGGCAGTATAACGGCTTTGTGATCGTCACCCCCAGCACAGACAACCACGGGGCTACGTCCTACACCGTGGAACCTAACACAGAGGCGTGGGAAGCGTGGAAAGCCACGCTTCCGCCTGAAACTGATCCGGAACCGACAGACACGGAAGTGTTGAATATTCTTTTGGGGGTGAAAGAAGAATGAATCGACTTTTGGCAGCAGAACAGCTCCGGCGGGCACTGCAAATTTTTACCGCTACGCTAAGCGATGAAAAAGCCCTGGAGATCCCCAGCGTTTACCCGGCTTGGGCAGCTCAGACCTACTACAAAACTGGCGATATTATTTCCCACGGAAACAACCCCGTCGGAGACCCCCAGTTGTACAAGGTGGTTCAGGATCATATGAGCCAAGACATTTATCCACCCGGAACAGGAACAGAAAGCCTGTACACCGCTTTTGGCCTGGACGAATTTGGATATCCCGTATGGACTCAGCCATCCGGCGCGCATGATGCCTATAACACCGGAGACGTGGTAAACTACAACGGCACTCTGTACAGCTCAAAAATTGACGGAAACGTGTGGGCCATAGATGTTTACCCGGCTGGGTGGGAAGAAGTAGACGGCGATGGTACGGTTACCCCTGAGCCTGATCCCGGAACCGACCCGGAAGAGCCAACCACGTACCCTGATTGGGTGCAGCCCAGCGGCTCCCATGACGCTTACAATACCGGTGACATTGTGAGGTACAACGGCGTGCTGTACCGTTCCAAAATTGACGGCAACACCTGGGCGCCTGACGCTTACCCTGCAGGCTGGGAGGTATACAATGCCTGACGAAAAGTGCATTATAGGACTTCAGCGCTGGTCCGTGGAGGGCGGGCAGAGGCCGAAATATCGCATGTTTGGGTGGTGAGACTGTGACGGAGACAATTCTTGTGGCGCTGATCTCCGGCGGACTGACGCTGCTGGGGGTCATCATTTCCAACAACCGCCGTCAGGCGGTAGCGGACACCAAAATTGACGAGCTGACCCGGGAGGTCCGGGAGCACAACAACTTCGCAAAACGGATGCCGGTGGTGGAAGAACAGATCAAGGTCATCAACCACCGGATCTCCGATCTAGAGGAATATCACAAGTGATTTACCGGCTTGTGCCGGAAAATAGAAAGGAGTACATATTATGAGCAACATCCAGGAAACCCTGCTGGCCTACACTGCCGGCGAAAAGACCACGGAAGCGGTCAACGAGATCCTTAAAGGTAGCGGCCTCACCTTCACCCCCGGGAAGAATGCCCTGACGGAGGAGGAAATCCGCACCACCACCATCGGCACCTATCCCGACATGGCCAACGGTTGGGGCCTGCTGGACACTGGCACACCTCCCATGAACAAGGTGTTTATCCAGGACGGCAAGCTGGATCACACCGTCAATGAGGTGCTGGAGGACGGCTCCGTCAACTCCACCGTCAACCTGTACATTGCCGGACGGCTGTACAGCGTCAAGGGAGACACCCTGGCGGAGTATGAGGAGCCCGACACCAAGCCCGTGGAGAAAAAGCGGTTTGGTCCCGACACCCGCAAGCGGCCGGAGTATGCCGGACAGACTGTCCGTGTCGGCAAGTACGACATCACCTACAACGACAAGGGCTACGCCGTAAAGTCCGTCCTGGCGGAGTGAGGAGGGATACACCATGAGCGACAAGACCAAAACATGGCTCCGGGCCGCCGGTGTTCGTGCGGTCAAGACCGTGGCCCAGACGGCTGTGGCCACCATCGGTACCGCTGCGGTTCTGGGAGATGTAAACTGGGTTATGGTGGGCAGTGCATCTGTGCTGGCGGGGATCCTGTCCCTGCTGACTAGCGTGGCGGGCCTGCCGGAGGTCCAGACCAGCCAGTCGGCCAACACAGCCGTCTGAGTATCATCAAGAGCCGGAGGCCGCTAGGCTTCCGGCTCTTCGGCAAAGGAGGATCTATGGTACATATCGAACGGACACCGCTCTCCGCCATCCGGCGGGCGGAAGTCTATGTGAATGCCGATAAAAAGCCGCTGTCCCAGATCGTGGCGGAGCGGCAGCCGGACATTGCCCTGACAGCTGTGTTCTATGACCCGGGTGACTGGGAGCCAGTCTGCCCGGTGAAGGTGGACGGAAAGGTGCTCTATGCGGATTCGCAGTACAACTACTGGGCCATCGCCTGGAACGCCGGAGCAGACGCGGCGGAGGTCCTGGTGCCACCCGGCGGGGCCTGTGCCCGGATGAACTATGTGGCCAACTGCCTTCTGGTGCGGGAGGGGAAGCCTCAGCCAAAGATCTACTATAACGCGGACGTGGGCGGCCGCCGTGGCCGGGTGGCTGTGGGCCTGACGGACACCACCTGGATCACCTACGGAGCAACAGACGGCTCCTCCGGGGCCATGACGCCGGAGGAATGCCGGGACTATATGGCCCGGCAGGGATGCCGGTTTGCCATCATGATGGACGGTGGAGGAAAGGTCAATGTCTATGTAAAGGCGGCAGGCGTCATGATGGAGGGCCGGGACCCTTCCAACACCCTGATCCTGCTGTGGCTGGAGGATGACGAAAAGGAGGAAACACCTGTGAGCGAGAAGAAGACCGTGGTGCTGGACGCCGGACACGACGCCGGGAACCTTGCCAACAAGAGCCCGGACGGCACCTATTATGAGCATGAGTTCTGCCTGGACATGGCAAAGCGGATTCGAGACCATTTGGAGCGCTGCGGCGTGGAGGTAGTGGAGACCCGGCCGGACGGCAACGCCGTGAGCCTGGCCAAGCGTTGCACCATTGCAAACGACATCCCGAAGCTGGATCTGTTTGTGTCGTTGCACTCTAACGCCGCAGGCGGCAGCGGGTGGAGCGATGTCAGGGGCTGGAGCTGCTACATCTACGGCGCCAGCGGAGAACGGGAGAAAGCCGCCAAGGAGATCATGGAGAAAGTCAAAGAGTCCGGAGTGGTCATGCGGCCCAATCCCATTGTGTACGATCCGTCGCTCTACGTTCTCAAATACACCAGCGATCCGGCGGTACTGATCGAGCACGGATTCCACACCAACCAGGAGGACGTGGCAAACCTCAAGGATGACGCCTGGAGAGCCGCTGTGGCTGCTGCGGAGGCCAAGGGTATCGTGGATTACCTGGGGCTTATCTGGGTACCGGAGAAGGCCAAGGAGGAGTCTGCTGATCCCCCGGAGGCGGAGCTGGCGGAAGCCTGGGTGCAGTCTGCAGGGATCATGGCAGGCTATGCCGATGGGCAGATGCACCTGGATGATCCCGTCACTCGGCGGCAGCTGATGCTGGTGGCATACCGCCTGGCAAAGCTGGCTGGGATGGTGTAAAAGCAAACGCCCTTGGAAATGGTACAAGGGCGTTTGCAATAGATTTGCAATAGGAAAATTTATATTGCAATTTATCAATTTTTATTTTGATAAAAAAGTTGCAGGAATCAAGAATTTCTTCTTAATTCCTGCAACTTTTGGTCCGAGTGGCGAGACTTGAACTCACGACCCCTTGACCCCCAGTCAAGTGCGCTACCAACTGCGCTACACCCGGATTTCTTTTGTGCTGTACTCGTTGAAGTCAGCTTGTATATACTAGCATGACCGGAAAGAAAATGCAAGCCCTTTTTCGAAAAAAATTAAAAAAATTTTGAGGCATGGAATCTGAGATTTGTGGTTGACAAATAGCAGGCGGTTTGGTATCATACTAAAAGTGTTCGGACAGCGGGCAATATTTTATGGAGAGATGTCCGAGCGGTTGAA